TAATAATTGTATTTGTGGTAACAAGTCTCTCTCATATTGTAATGCCTGACCTGCTTTATCTTGTGCTTTATCTGCTTCCTCACTTGTACCTGCTTCAGCATTTGCTTGTGCTGCAACTGCTTGATTTGTACTATCAAAAGCAATATTTCTATCTGATAATGCCTGTTCTAATAATTTGTTTTTAGGTAATCCTAGTCTTATTAGAAAACGAGAATTACGAGCAACACCTTCTGCTTTCGCAATTGCAGACCTTAAACGATTAATTGTTGTTTCAGGATTTGCTCTTTGTTTTATTCTAGGATCACCAGGTATATTATCATACTCTTTACCTCTAGGCAACCCGATACGAATATCGAAAGGTCCTACTCTTTTACCGCCTCTAAAAATTGCCATTAAAATCTCCTTCTACTATCATTCCATACTGTTGATTGACCTGCTTTTCTCCATTGTGCAACAGGCATGAATATTGCAGGCGCATAATCTTCTTTATCTAAATCTAAAAATCCAGAAACAAATTGTGAACGTAAGTAATGTTTGATTGTAGGTTTTATATATTTTAAATTTTTTAACTTACTATAATCACCTTGAAAGTTTCTCTTGTCTAATGCTTCTAACAGTTTCATTCTTGCAGGTATGGGTAAGTAGTGAAAATTAATTCCTAAAAAACCACCTTTTGCAGTATCAATAGGCATGACTAACGGAAACAAATCATAGTATGGTAACTTTGCTTTTGTTTTAGGATCATATCTAAAAAAATGAAGACGATTGAAACGAGGTGTTTTTCTTAATTTACCATCTCTCATCAATCGACTTGCAGATATTCTACTCGATAGATCACCTATCTTTTTCTTATACCAGTTTAACGATAGGTTTCTGTCACCTGCTTGTTTCTTTATTGTATCAAATACTGACGCCATAAGACTATTTATCTAAATATTCAAGATGAAGAAGATTAAAAGAATGAGTAATAAGATGTTGGTACAAGGTAAATTTAGACCTAAAAATCCAAACAAATACAAAGGTGATCCGTCTAATATCATATACAGATCATCTTGGGAACTTACTGTATTCAAATATCTAGATAATAATCCTGCAATTATACAATGGGCAAGTGAGGAGTTCTTTGTTCCTTATCGACATCCACTTACAAACAGAATACACAGATATTTTCCTGACGTATATCTAAAGTATCGTAACAAAGAGGGCGTTATAACACAAACTGTATGGGAAGTCAAGCCTAAAAAACAGACACAACCTCCACGCATACCTAAACGTAAGACGAAATCATGGCGTTATAATGCAGAGCAATATGTCATCAATGACGCAAAATGGAAAGCGTGTCAAAAGTATTGCGACAAGAGAGGTTACAAATTTCAACTGATAACAGAGGATGTACTTAAACATTGGTCAACAATACCTCCGTTATAACAGATAAATAGTAGCATGTCAAGGAATTCTTTAGCAAGTAAATTACGAAATAGATTGTTTGGAAACATTACAGGCGCTGGTCAAGCACCTGTATCGTCATCAGCGCCTATTCGAAACAGTAGAGGTCCTGGTTTTTCGAGCACAGATCCATTAAAGTTTAGAGATGATGACAAATTTGCATATGGTACTCTAAGATATCCTTCTGACTTAGGTACAAATGAGTTTGGTCATTATTTGTTATTTCATTTCTACGAAGTATCACAAAGTCAATACTTAGGTACAAAAACAGAGGTTGTAGAAAAACAAGTATTCAATGAAGGAACAGATAAAGAAAGAACAGAAACAAAAACAGAGTTCATGGAAAAGAAAGAAGGTATCTCATATAGTGGTGGTGTATCAAACTTAGACGGTGACGCATTGAATAGTGTCAGTAGAAATTCTAGTAACAAATCTATGTCAGGTAGTATGAGAACGAATGGTCGTCTAAAAAAATCATCTGATACAGTCGCATTATATCTACCCAATAACTTATCAAATAATGTTGCTTCGTCATATCAAAAATCAGAGACAGGACTTGCAGGTGTTTTAGGACAAGACTTGGTAGGAGCGCAAAATGTTGATGATCTATTATCAAAAGTAGGGTCAGAGGGTACGTTTAACACAATTCGAGACGCACTTATGGATACTGTAGGTTTACAAGTGACAGGTGCATTAGTTGATTTAGTAGGAGGAGGTGACTTAACTGGTGTAGTTCGTAAAGGAACGCAACGTGCTTTGAACAATGCAGTAGAAGCAATCTTCACCGGTGTCGACTTGCGTACATTTAACTTTGAGTTTAGATTAATACCACGCAGCCCAAAAGAATTAGAAACAATACACAAGATTATTAAACTATTTAAGTTTCATTCTTTACCCGAAAGAGTATCAGAGCAAAAGATAGGACGACACTTAATCTTTCCTGGTGAGTTTGATATACAATATATGTACAAGGGCAAAGAAAGTCAATGGTATCCGTTTGTATCAGGTTGCGTATTAGAGAGTGTTGAAGTAAGTTATGGCGCAGGAGGAGAGAGTCAACACATCATGACGGAAGATATGGAAACACCAGCACCTATCGAATATAACTTAAAACTTCAATTTGTCGAAACAGAAATCATGACAAAAGAGAAAGTTGTAGAAGGATTTTAATGTCATACTTTGAAAAATTTCCTCTGTATCAATACGATATACAAGATACAGAAACAAAGACACTTATAACAGATATTGTACGCCGTGTCAATCTAAAAAGTAATGTGAAAGCGAACACATTAGTTTTTGACACCTATGATGTACAAGACGGAGAACAACCCGACACCGTTGCCTTTCGATATTACGGTGATACGAAACTTCATTGGATCATAGTTACTGTGAACAACATAACCTCCCGTTATGATTGGCCGCTAGATCAAGTCGCATTATCACAATACGTCAATGATAAGTACAGCAATCCAGATGGTATTCATCATTACGAGATTAATGCGACCTCTGGCGATACAACAAAGAAACTCATTGTGTCAAGTGATACAGACGGTGCGACTGCCATAACAAACTATGAGTATGAAGAAACAGAAAACGACAACAAAAGACGCATAAAACTATTAGATCGAGTATATGTGTCGCAATTTAGAAAAGAGTTCGAACAATTAATTAAGAGACCTATCTAATGGCATTATTTACAGACGAAATAAGTTTTGCTGGTGATTTTTTTATGCCAGAGATTAATCTTTTGGGTCAGGCAGATCCTCTTAACTTGCGTAGTGTATTTCTTGAACTCAACATCTACGAGAGTATGCAAAAACCAATGTTATACGGTAATGTGACAATTGCAGACACCGGTAACATTAAGATGAATATGCCCATTACAGGTCAAGAAGAAATAGAATTTAATCTTGAATTACCCGAGAACGAAAGTATTGATTTTTTTAAACACCGAGGTCGTGTTTACAAAGTTGACAATCAGGTACGACAACAAGAACGACAACAAGTATATACCTTACACTTCACAACAAGAGAAGGAATACGCAACGAACAAACAAGAGTAGAGAGTGCTTTTGAAGGTACAGCGCAAAATATACTCTCGAAATGCACAAAAGACTTTACGAATAAACCTATCTTTATTTCACAATATGTCAATTATTATAATAAGTTATTAGGTAATCGTATGAAAATGTTTGATTATATTCGAATGCTTGCACAACGTAACAATGCGATCTTCTACGAAAACCATCGAGGATATCAATTCAAATCACTCTCTAAACATTACGAGAACGAAGATAGTATCGAGTATTTTTTACAGACACAAAATCCTGGTGGAAAAGATGTAGACGCTGATATGCATACAATATTAGAATATCGAGTTGAGAAACAAGGAGACGTATTAGCCGCTATCGCCAGTGGTCAACTCGCCAATACACAATATAACTATCAGAGAAACAATAAACGATTTACAAAGAGTATATCAAAGTACACAACCCTTTTTACTCCTTCGTATAACAACATATCTCGAAAACACGCCGAGAAAACGCCGTTTCCGATTTACCACGATCAACCCGAACCGGGCGACAAGAGAAACCGTACTCTTTTCGACATGAGTGATTCCGTCATTACCGTAGAGACGCAAGATACTACGATACATACACAGAGTGCTACAGATACAAATAACTACGAGAATAAAACAGAGCTCAAACAAGAACGCTTACAAAACAACGCTAGTATGAATGATATAGTCGTGAAATGTACTGTACCGGGTAATACTAATCTGGCTGCAGGTG